TTATTCATCATTTGAAGCTAGTGTTGCAGGTGCGATTCGCAAGATCGAGCATTTTTTTGTCCGGACATTATGTAAGAGAGCTGGATTAGATAAGACGTTGTTAAGTTATGAGAAAAATTTCATGAGAGCTAGAACGTTGCATTGCAAAGCAGGCAAATTCAAAATCAATTCCAGGTGTTCCGGAGACTTTATGACTTCCGTGGGCAATGGATTGCAAAATGTGTGTTTGTCTGCCTACAGCCATTACAAAAATTTTGGTGACCTGAAAACCTTTCAAATCATAGCTGAAGGTGATGATGGTTTAATTAGAGAGAAGACTGTAAATATGGAAACTTTAACCAAATTGGATTTTAGTTTTTCTTCATCTCTTATTGGAACCTCACCAGGTGAAGTTGATTTTTTAAGGTGCAGATGGGTTAGAGGTTGTTGCTTAGTTAATGTGGGTCGTGCTATGAAGAATGTGTTCTGGGTTAAACCCAAGACGCAAGTGGGATCCGCAACTCTGCTTCAACTTTTGAAATGCATGGCTATGTCATTAAATGCTGTAAGTCCTGGTCACCCCATATTGTATGAGGTCGTCAACAGGATAGGCAGAGCTACAATAGACGTGGTCTTGTCTAACAAAACACTAATTCACCATTTTAATTGGTATAAAATGAAAGATTTTAAACTTGAAGTTGGTTGTCCCACCAACCAAGTTTGTAACGAACACTTAAGAGGTTTAGTAGCCACAGGCGCTAAAGGGTTTGCTCCCATCTCAATCCCCGTCCAACTGGAACTGGAACGGAGGTTGCGAGATGATAGCAAACCTATTTACATCGGCGATTTGCTGGACGATTATGACGACATCTCAGACATGAAATTAACACAAGTCTGGGCCAGCAACAGTAATTTAGAAACCTCTGAGGAAATTCGTAGTTTACTCAAGATATTGGACCCCTGAGCTGTGGGTAAATCAGCTGCTTCTCCCACTCCACCCCTCCCCAACGAGACACATGGCTCATTTCACCATGTGACCGTGAATGTTTGCGCGCACATTCGCGGTTGGTTTAGCGCTTGCCTAATGGAAAACACGTTTGCTTAATCAGTTATTGATTAAACAACCCGCCATTAGTTGGTCGTTCGACGACTGCAAGGTAGGTC